GGAAGGTTCGGCCATCAATTTTGATGAAGCGAACGAAGCATACACCGCTCGTTACAACCACGAAACCATCGCGCTGGCTTTCTCTCTGACCGAGGAAGCCATCGAGGACAACTTGTACGACCGCCTCGGCAGCCGTTACACCCGTGCCCTCGCCCGCTCGATGGCTCACACCAAGCAGGTCAAAGCTGCTGCCGTTCTGAACAACGCGTTCACCGGCGGTGCCTCGGCCGGCGGCGACGGTGTCGCACTCTGCGCCACCAACCACCCGCTGACCAATGGCGGTACGTTTGCTAACAAGCCGACGACCGATGCTGACCTGAACGAAACCTCGCTCGAAGATGCTCTCATCTCGATCGCAGGCTTCGTGGACGAGCGTGGTCTGAAGGTTGCCCTCCGCGGTATGAAGCTCATCGTTCCGCGCCAGCTGCAGTTTGTGGCTGAGCGCCTGATGGTCTCCAACCTGCGCGTTGGCACTGCAGACAACGACGTGAACGCTCTCCGTTCGATGGGCATGCTCCCGGAAGGTTATGTGGTCAACGACTTCCTGACCGACCCCGATGCATTCTTCATCAAGACGGACGCGCCTCGTGGCTTCATCCACTTCGAGCGCACCCCGCTCTCGACCGGCATGGAAGCAGACTTCGACACGGGCAACATGCGCTTCAAGGCGCGTGAGCGTTACTCGTTCGGCTTCAGCGACCCCCGTGCCGTCTTCGGCACCTCGGGCACAGGCGCATAATCCACATCCTCCCTGTGGGTTTGACTGGGGCGGTCTTCGGATCGCCCCTTTCTTTTTATGCATGGCTCCTGTATTCTTTCGACATCCCTGACAGCTGCACGAAGCGGCTGACATTTGCCACGACAGGAGATCCTCATGGCTAACACGACTTTCTCGGGACCGGTGCGTTCCGAAAACGGCTTCCAGTCTATCACCAAGAACGCCACGACCGGCGCGATCACGGTTGATGCGACGTATGACACTCGCCCCAACTTTCGCGTTTCGGTGGACAGCGCCACGCTGAACACCGGCGCCGGTGTCACCACCACGCTGACGACTGCTCAGTCTGGCACCATCTTCGAGATCGACGGCACTGATGACATCGTCGTCAACATGCCCGCGCTCAGCACGGCAAACGTCGGCACGACCTACGAGTTCATTGTCACCACCGCCGTTGGCGCAGCCAAGACGGTCACCTTCGTGCTTCCCGGCGCTGGCGTGTCGAACTTCTTCGGCGCACTAACGCTTCTTGGCGGCGTGGCAGCAAACCCGGCAAGCGACGTCGCTGGCGACACGCTGACCCTGCCGAACTCGACTGTGGTCAACAGCCGCGTGAAGCTGACCTGCATCTCGGATGATGGCACCAACTCGACTTGGAAAGCTGAAACGCTGTCGAGCCCGATCGCAACCATCGCATAAGGGGTGAGACATGGCTGGCTCTGACGTAAAGGCCAAATATATTGCGGCCGACACTACTGCCGCCGATGCCGACGGGGTCTGCCAATCACAGACACCCGGGGCTGGCGGCGAGCAGAACCTAACCATCAACGGGGCATTGGCTTCGGGCGGCGTAGCGACGTTTGTCGCTGCCCGCTTGATCACGATCGCCTCGGCTTCGGATGACAGTGGGCGCACGTTCACGATCACCGGCACCGATGTAAACGGTAATGCGCAGACGGAAACGATCGCTGGTCCGGCCACCACGGTGACCGGGACGCTGTACTTCCGCACTGTCACGCAGGTGACGGTGGATGATAACACCGCCGGTGCTATCACTGTCGGCATGGCCAATGACGCCATCGATGTGATCTACGCAGGTCGCGCGCGTTTGCGCGGGATCTACCTGATTCACTCCGGCACCGCTGGTCTGTTGTCGTTCCGCGATGGCAGCGCCACAGGCACGGCGCATCTGCAACTAGCAACAGTTGCATCTGCAGGCAGCGACCGTGACATCATCATCCCTGACGAGGGGATCATGTACGACAGCGGCGTCTACCTTCCATACACGGCTGGGACGACTGTGTTCTCCAGCTTCACCGCTATGTACAACTGAGGTGAGGCATGCCGGTCTACGACATCAGATCGATATCGCAGGTCGGTACAACGGAGCCGTTTGAGCTTCAAGTGGCCCGGGGTCAAATCCCGGGCCATCGGTTTGTGCATCGTCAAGGACGAGTACCCGCCATGTCCGTCAACACGACGGGCACAGTCTGGGACGTTGACGACACGCTTTATCCTTGGAGTGCTTGGGATACCGCCGGCACTGTGACGGTAAGTCGTGCGGATGCGGGTGACACAGACAAAAACGTCATCATCACGGGTCTGGACGCTGACTATAACCCGGTCAGCACGACGATTACCTTGACCAATGCTACAGGCAACACCTCAGCTACTGCTTTCAAGCGCATCGACTTGGTGCGGATGAATGGTACGTCTACCAACGTTGGTCAAATCAACGTGCTCAAGGGCGCAGTGACCGTGGCGCGCATTATTGCGGGTGTTGGGCAATCTCTTAAAGGAACGTACACTGTTCCTGCCGGGTACACTGCGTATCTCACCCAAGGCACGATGACCATCCAAAACGGCGCCGACGGCAGCGGGTTTTTCTACTATCGCACACCCGGCGATCGATTTTTGATTGGGCACACATTCGAAGTGGCCAGCTCGCAGTACTACTACCCGTTTACTGTTCCGTTTGCGCTTCCCGAGAAGACGGATCTCGATGTCCGCATTTCGGTGCGCTCGAACAACGCGCGCGCCACGGCCGCGTATGACATGTACCTCGTCAAAAACGGAGGTCCGCTCTGATGGCTAAGTCCCCCGCATGGCAGCGCAAAGAGGGTAAAAACCCGAAAGGCGGCCTCAACGCCAAGGGCCGAGCTTCGGCTAAACGCGAAGGCATGAACCTCAAGCCTCCTGCGCCGAACCCAAAAACTAAAAAAGATGCGTCTCGCCGCAAGAGCTTCTGTGCCCGGATGGAAGGGATGAAGAAGAAGCTCACCAGCGAGAAAACCAAACGCGATCCGAACAGCCGGATCAATAAATCACTACGAGCGTGGAATTGCTGACATGGGAAACGTGAACATGACCCCCGAAGAATTTGAGGCCATGCTCGACCGGGCAGCCAAAAAAGGCGCGCGCGCCGCGCTTGAAGAACTGGGACTCCACGACCAGAATGCGGAGAGGGATCTCGAGGAGATTCGCAATCTGCTGACTTCGTGGCGCGACACGAAAAAGGCGATCTGGTCTACCGTCGTCAAGGTCGCGACCGTTGCTGTTCTAACATTCATCGCCGGCGCAGTTGGCTTTTACGTCAAGAACAACGTGGGACAGTGAAAATGAACCGTGCTAATATGGCCAAGCAGATAACGGAGGTTCCGATGGCTGGATGTAAGCCGAAAGGCATGAAGATGGGCGGCAAGGTTAAGGCCGGCTACAAAACGGGCGGCAAGGTTAAGGCTGGGTATAGGCTTGGTGGCGCAGTCAAAGGCAGCGTCGACCAATCGATGTGCAGCCCCCGCAAGCAGATGGCGATGGGGAAGATGACGTAATGGCGAAAGACGCTTGCTACAAAAAGGTTAAGGCCCGGTATAAGGTCTTCCCCTCTGCGTATGCAAGCGGGGCCATTGCCAAGTGCCGGAAGGTTGGCGCCAAGAACTGGGGCAACAAGACCCAGAAGAAAGCCACGGGTGGGCTCGTCAAAGCGAGGACCTTCTAATGGCTGTGCGCAAGACCGAAAAGGGCGCCGCCCTCAAGCGCTGGTTTAAGGAAGACTGGAAGGATGTCCGCACGGGCAAGCCTTGTGGTCGCCAAGAGGGCGAGAAGCGTGGTACACCTTACTGCCGGCCGACAAAACGTGTAAGCTCTAAGACGCCTAAGACTGCGGGCGAGATGTCGTCCTCGGAAAAGCGGCAGAAGGTTTCGGAGAAAAAGCGCCTTGGCCAACCTGCGGGCAGGCCGCGTCGTGTGTCCCCGGCTAAAAGGAACAAGTCATGACCACTTCTGGTTCACGAGACTTCAACCTCGATGTCGCGGAAGCGATCGAAGAGGCGTATGAGCGCATCGGTCTGGAGATGCGGACGGGCTACGACGCCAAGACGGCTCGTCGCTCGATGAACCTGATGTTTGCCGAGTGGGCAAACCGTGGCCTGAACCTCTGGACTGTGACGCAAGATACGACGACCGTGACGCAAGGCACGGCCACCTATACACTTGCATCTGATGTTGTGGACATTCTGGACATGGCGCTTCGCCGTGATGGGACAGATTACGAGATGGCCCGCATCAGCCGGTCGGACTATCTCGACTTCCCAAACAAAACGGATCAAGGGCGGCCTTCGCAGTTTTATTTTAACCGTCAGATTTCTCCGGTCATCACCGTATGGCAGACGCCAGAGAACTCGACCGACGTGCTGGTATACTACTATGTGCGCCGGATCGAAGATGTCGACACGCTGACCAACACCACTGGCATTCCGTTCCGTTTCTACCCCTGCATGGTTGCCGGCTTGTCTTATTATCTCGCCATTAAGCGCGCCCCTGAGCGGGTGCAGATGATGAAGGCGATTTACGAGGAAGAGTTCCAGCGCGCGGCGAACGAGGACGAGGACCGCGTTCCGCTGGTGTTGCGCCCGAGCGTCCGTTATACGAGGGTCTGATGGCATTCGCTTCCGGCAAAAACGCATACGGCATTTCGGATCGTTCCGGATTCCGCTACCGTCTTCGGGATATGAAGAAGGAGTGGACGGGCGCGCTTGTCGGTAAAGACGAGTATGAGTCAAAGCATCCGCAGCTGTATCCGCCGCGCCCGGGCGCAGATCCGCAAGCGCTTCGTAATCCGCGTCCGGATCAGCCGGAGGCGCTGCAGGTTTACGTCGGTGTTCCAACGGTTGAAGCGCCAAATCTCCAGCGGCCGCGCATGATTGGCGCCGTAGGACAAGTTACGGTGGTGACGACATGAGCTTTACATACGCGCAGCTGAAGCAGGCGATTCAGGATTACACGGAGAACGATGAGACGTCTTTCGTGAACAATATCCCGCTGTTTATTCGTCAGGCCGAAGAACGGATCCTAAAGCAGGTGCAGCTCAGCCTATTCCGCAAGAACGCCACGGCGTTTACGGACAACGGCAACCCATATCTGGCGGTGCCGGCCGACTTCCTTGCGCCCTATTCGCTGAGCTGGCGTAGTGGCGCCAACGGTTCGAAAGAGTTCTTGGACTTCAAGGACATCTCGTTCCTGCAGGAGTTCACGCCCACTCCCTCGACGACAGGTGAGCCGCGGTACTACGGGCAGTTTGATGTGGACTACTTCTTGTTGGTTCCGACGCCTGACGACATCTATACAATGGAGCTGCATTACCTGTATCGGCCGCAGAGCTTGACGGCACTGTCTGACTCGGGAACGACGTGGCTCAGCACCAACGCCCCGATGGCCATGCTTTACGGATCGTTGATCGAAGCGTACATATACATGAAGGGCGAGCAGGACGTGCTTGCCTCATATGAGAAGCGCCTGCAGGAATCGATCGTCGGTATTAAGCTGCTGGGCGAAGCCAAGGAAACCACCGATCAGTACCGCACTGGTCAAGTTATAAGGCCCAAGCAGTAATGTTTCAGCTCGACTTTTCCGTTCCCAAGGATCAACCTGTGGTCGGTGTTCGGACCACCGAGAACCGCGGTTTTACGCCGGAGGAGCTCGCGGAGCAGTGTGTGGGCAAGATCATCTCGGTCTCCGATACGGCCCATCCGGGTCTTCGGGATCAAGCTCGTGCTTTTTCCAAGCACATCGAAAAGCTTGTTGCGTACTACATGCGACAGGCTATTCGCAGTGACCGCACAACAGTGTATAATGCGCTGACAGATGCGGGCCATCCGGAACTGGCCGAACTCATAAGGAGACTCTGACATGGCCTTCACTGGCAACTTCATGTGCACGTCCTTCAAGCAGGAGATCCTGCAGGGCGTTCATAACTTCACCACCTCGACGGGTGACACCTTCAAGCTGGCGCTGTACACCAACAGTGCTTCGTTTACTGCTGCAACGACCGCGTACACCGCCTCGAACGAAGTGGGCGACTCTGGTTCGTACTCGGCAGGCGGCGGCGCGCTGACCAACGTGACCCCCACGACCAGCGGCACGACGGCGTTCACCGACTTTGACGACATTACCTTTACGTCGGCCACCATCACGGCTCGCGGCGCGTTGATCTACAACGACACCGCAGCGGGTGACCCGACCGTTGTCGTGCTGGACTTCGGCACCGATAAGACGTCGACCGCCGGTGACTTCCAAATTGTCTTCCCTACCGCGGATGCTTCGACGGCCATCATCCGCATTGCCTAAAGCATGCGGGGTGACCGGCCATGGCGAACATCACAGGCTGGAGCCGAGGCACATGGTCTGAAGGCGCGTGGAGC